GTAGTTGATGAACAAGAGAACATATCAATAGAGTGCCAGCTTACGAACGGCTGGTCACCGGAAAGAAGCGGAGTTATCCGCATGAGGTGACCATCTTATGAAAAACACTGGCAGCCATAACAGTTATCTCCGCTTCAAATATGAAGCCAACGGAGGTAAAAATTATGGCAAACAAAGACAATCAGAGTAAACAGTATCGTATCTACGTCAAAGAATCAAAAAACTGGGTGGACGTAAACAAGGAGTTCTACACGAACTACTACCGTGAAATCAACACCTACCGTAAGCGTCAACAGGAACATGGTCGTTGTATCTGCCCTGCAAGCAAGCGCTACTTATGCGACATGGATTGCTTCACCTGTCCTTATGCCAAAGCTGGCGACCAGCTTTCCCTCGACAACACCGTGAATGACGGCGACGGAAACGAAAAGAGCTGGCTCGACGATGTTCCAGATGAATCTGCAGCTATCGCTGAAGTATTAGAGGATGCAGAACTTCTTCACGCTCTCTATGCAAAGTTGAACGAGCTGAACCCGGAAGGTCGTCTTATCTGCCAGCTTGTTATGGAAGGAAAATCGGAGCGTGACTGTGGCAAGGAAATGGGGCTCTCTCGCAATACCTTTGTATATCGTAGGGACAAGCTGTTCCAGAAGCTTCGCTCCGAGCTTAAGGACTACATCTAATATGAATGGTAGTCCTCTGATTTTTCAGGAGACGATTTTTCTTTTCAAAAAAATTTCTTATATTTTTCGGCCAAACGGCCATCTCACCTCCATTGAGTAGTGTAAGGCGAAACAAAGCGACCTACAGAAAGTGAGGTGAACATCGTGAATCGGACTTTTCACAACAGAAGCGGCACTGACGCAGAAATGATTGCAACTCTCACCGCAATCAGTCAGGTATCCGCAAGAATGGCGAAGAATCTCAGAATCATCGCCGCACACAGACAATCCGAGGAAGGAGGAACAGTAAATGTCAAAAATGAACGATATGGCTATGACCATCGAAGAACTGAGAAATGCTGCCACTGCTATTAACGATACAGCAAACTGGCTCGCACAGCAGTTTGGAGGAACACCTGAAACCGCTGAAAAAGCAGAAGTCCCTGCTGCTCCTGCGAAACCTGCACTGTCCCTTGAGGAGGTTCGAGCTGTTCTGGCTGATAAATCTCGTGCCGGACATACAGCTGAAATTCGAGAACTTCTTAAAAAGTACGGTGCAAGCAAGTTGTCACTCGTAGACCCAAAACATTATGAAGCCCTGCTTAGGGAAGCGGAGGTGCTCTAATATACCACCTAAAGGACATGCAATCCTCTCGGCATCCTCTTCTGACCGCTGGCTCCACTGCCCACCGTCAGCAAGGCTCTGCGAAACCTATGAGGATAAAGGCAGCAACTATGCTACAGAAGGCACAGATGCCCACTCCCTTTGTGAGTATAAGCTCCGAAAGGCACTCGGTATGGAAGCCACAGACCCTACCAAAAATCTCGACTGGTACAACGCTGAGATGGAGGATTGTGCTACCGGCTATGCCAGTTTCATCATGGAGCCTTTGGAAGAGGCCAAACAGACCTGCTCCTGCCCTGTTGTTCTGATTGAGCAGCGAGTGGACTTCTCCCGTTGGGTAGAACAAGGCTTCGGAACATCTGATGCCATTCTCATCAGCGACGGTACCATGCACGTAATTGACTACAAGCACGGTCTTGGAATTCTCGTATCCGCTGAAGACAATTCGCAGATGAAGTGTTACGCCCTTGGCGCTCTGGAGCTCTTCGATGACATCTATGATATCGATACGGTCAGCATGACCATCTACCAGCCCAGACGTCAGAACATTTCTACCTGCGAAGTCAGCAAGGATGACCTGTATCAATGGGCCGATGAAGTTCTGAAGCCTACCGCAGACCTTGCCTTTGCCGGTGATGAAAATTTCCTGTGTGGTGAATGGTGTGGATTCTGCAAGACAAAGCATGAATGCCGAGCCAGAGCTGAAGCCAATCTTCTACTCGCACAGCATGATTTCAAGCTGCCGCCACTGCTCACGGGTTCGGAAATCGAAGTCATCCTCTCCCGTGTCGACGAACTGATCTCTTGGGCAGGTGACATCAAGGAGTATGCCTCCAGCAGGCAATCAGCGGTAAAGAATGGACCGGCTGGAAGCTGATCGAGGGTCGCTCCAACCGCAGATACACCAGCGAAGATGCCGTGTCGAAAGCTGTAGAAGCTGCTGGTTTTGACCCTTATGAAAAGAAGCTGCTTGGCATCACAGCCATGCAAAAGCTGCTCGGTAAGTCTCGCTTCGAAGAGCTCCTTGCAGCCTATATTGAAAAGCCACAATGCAAACCTACTCTTGTGCCGGAGAGCGATAAGCGCCCGGCAATGAACACAGCAAAAAATGATTTTATGGAGGAATACGACAATGAGTAAGAATGTAAAAATGACAAATCCCATGAAGGTTATCACCGGTCCTAACACACGCTGGAGCTACGCCAACGTCTGGGAACCGAAGTCCATCAACGGTGGCACTCCGAAGTATAGTGTCAGCCTGATTATCCCGAAGTCCGACACAAAGACTGTCGCAAAGATTGAAGCTGCTATCGAGGCTGCATATCGTGAAGGTGAATCCAAGCTCAAAGGCAACGGCAAGTCTGTACCAGCTCTTTCCGTACTTAAGACTCCTCTTCGTGACGGAGATCTTGAAAGACCGGACGACCCTGCTTACGCTGGCAACTACTTTGTAAATGCCAATGCGACCTCTGCTCCGGGCATCGTAGATGCAGACCGCAATCCTATCCTCACTCGTTCTGAGGTTTACTCTGGAGTCTACGGTCGTGCCAGCATCAGCTTCTACGCTTTCAACAGCTCTGGTAATAAGGGCATCGCCTGTGGTCTTAACAATCTACAGAAGATTCGTGATGGCGAGCCTCTTGGTGGTAAAGCATCTGCTGAATCCGACTTTGCAACTGATGACGATGATGATTTTCTTGATTAATGGAGGTGACAAACTATGGAGACAATCATGATTAGTACAATCCTTGTAAACATCTGTATCGCCTGCTTCGCGTGTGTTGGTCTTACTACTGCAATCTCTATGATTCAGAGTATCATCAATGATCACAAACGCGAAAAGCGTGAACAGGAAAAGGACAAGCGTGATCTCGAATACCATGAAAAACGTATGAAGGACTTTAAGTAATCTATCAACCTGCTGGCGGTGGTTTTGCTGCCGCCAGCACATCTTTCGACAAAAGGAGACAATCTATGAATGAATTTGCGGAAATCTTAAATCTATTTATTGCTAACGTCATCGCATACACCTTTTTTGTAGCGGTATATGGCTTCATCATTTATAACGTAGGGAAAATTATTCTCTATCTTATCCGCTATGCGGTATACCACATCCGCCGTGACATCAATAAATACAAATCCAATAAAGATAAACAGTAACACGGCAGGCGGCAGGGATTTCTCTGCTGCCTGTTTTGTAGAAAGGACAATCTCATGAAAACACTTCGCTGGATGATGGACAACATCTATATCCGCACTGATCCAGCTGGCAATATAAAGGCAGGCAAAGAGAAAAATCCACAGAAAAAATCGACGGAGCTGTTGCCACCATCATGGGCCTTGACCGTTCGATCCGCTGTGGAAACAATACTGGTGCTTCTGTCTACGATGACAGAGGAATCTTATTCATATAAAAATGGAGCTCTTGTTTTTACACAAAAAGCTCCATTACTGTTTATTTATTTGAATTTATGATTTCCTTGATATCTCGACCACCGTAGAATATTCGTGCTACTGTAACTGTCCTTTTCTCGTCATCAACCAGATAATACACAATAAAGTTGTCTACCGGAAGCTGATGCATTTTCATCGAATGCCAAAGCTCCCAGTCAACTAACGCATAGCGAGCTGACATGAAATCCAATGAACGAACCTCTTTTCGGATACGGCTCAGCTGAGCAGAAGCAGTCTCCGGAACAAGGAGTTCATTCGCAATGTACGAATAGATTTCACGTAAGTCATCAAGTGCATCTACAGAATAGCCGACTTTATAGCTATCTGTCATATGCCAAACTCCTTTGCAAGTGCCGCATCGACTTCATCTGCAGAATATACCTTTCCTGCTTTGATGGAATCAACACCCTTCTGGAGTTCTGCATCAAGCTGTTCTCTGGTCATTGCACCAACAGCTAATGGCTTAGAAGAAGGAAGTTTCAGTTCAAACGGCATACCCTTCTTCAGTACAATTTGACTATAAA